AGCGCCGATGTGACGGCCCCGGCATGCAGGTGAAATACCAGATTCGGTTTCCACGAAAGCCCAGTGACTACCGCATCGCCAGATGTCGGCATCGTCCAGTTGAGCGTTTGAGACAGCGGAGCTTCAGTGGACGTGAAGGCGATGAAATTGACCACATATCCGGTCGACGCTGTATTTGTAGTCCAATTAAGCGTGAATCCGTCAGTCCCTATAGTCAGGGAAGCAATGGATTCGACGGCCCCGGAATTCGTTACAAAGTTGATCGGTTGATTTGCAAAATATCTTGCCGTGTTGGATATTCCGACGCCATCCTGAATAGCCGCGCAGACGGAGTATCCGCCACCGAACGGTGACCAGAACCCCGCCATTTGCTTGACGCCGCCCTGCCATGTTGCCGAGGAGGTGTTGCCCGCGCTGAAAAAGATGATGCATGAGGCCTGGAACCCTAGCCCGGTGACGCTTTGGCTGGTAACCGCGCTTGATTTCGTAAACGATCCTGAGTAAGCCATCTATCGCGCCGCCGGTGAGTATTTCGGATTCGTAGACTTCAGGTATGCCGGCAGTTGCCGCGCCACTTCGCGAACGAACTCACGCGGGTTCGTCATGCCGTGAGCATGGAAGTTCATCGAACCGACCGAGTTGGAAGCTATCGCCGCCATCATCGGCAGCATCAGCCCCGCGCCGCCCGCCAGTTGGTGATTCGGTACGATCTTGCCAGCCTGATCGGGAATGAAGAGTTCCGGCCCGCGTTCGCCGACGATTGAAGGAACCCCGAGCGGAGGCCGTCCGCCGTCGGCAAACGGAAGAAACGCATTTACCATCATCACTGCCGCAAGTTCGGTAACGGCAGCCGTCAGAACAACGTTTGATGTCGTCAGAACAGCGTTTGAGGTGCTCACGACTACTTGCCCAGCCGTATTCGCCAAAACTGCTGCTGTATTGCTGATCTGTGCCGCCGCTGCGCTTCCAAAAACAAACTTCAAAAGTGTATTTGCCAGCGTGTCCAGTCCGAGAGCCGTGATAAGCCTTTGAATAGACTCGGTAAAGATGCGCCCCAGCATTTGCTGCCCAATTCCTTGTAGGGCCTGACGAATGTCTTTGCCTACTTCTTTACCTGCGTTGCCGCTTGTAATTCCATGAGCCAACGCTCCTCCGAGTTGACTTGGAACCTGCTTTCCGATTTCCCGAAGATCATGTAGCAACGGAGCAATGCCCGCCGCCCTCTGCCGCATCCGGTCCATCTGAGCCTGAAGTGCGTCGAGAGCCTGAAGTTCCTGAGAAACGCTTTGACCCTGTTCTTCCTTTAGCGCGATCTGCTGTAACAAAATGTCTTCGCGCAGTTTAAGTTGGGTGCCGAGCGGAACGTTGACCGCTTGCGCCATCTGAAAGATACGCTGAGACTCTGCGATGTCTTTTTCTCGCGCCGTCGTTGTTTTGACTCCAGACTTTGCCAAAGACATTTCGATGTTCAGATCAGCCGGAAGCCGTGATCCGAGAGGCGCGTCAATCTTCGCCTCTTTGATGTTCTGTCCGTTGCGCTCCCGTTTTTCGTCCAGATTGATTTTTGTCCAGCGTTGCTGCTGGGCTTCCATCGCATCGTTATAGGATTTGATCTCGGTGAGTTCTTTGTTGCGCGCCGCTTGAACTGCTTTCAGTTCTTCTTCAAACTGCTTCTGTCGCCATTCCCGAATTGCAAAGTCAGACTCGGCCCGTCGAGCTGCTTTGGACTGTGCCTTTTCCTCCTCTGCGTCAATCTTGTCAGATTGCGTTTGAATCGAAGCCGTCGAAAGATCGCCTTGCTGTTCCTCAATTTTCCGCAGTTCGTTTTGCACCACAACAAGATCACGTGCCTGAGTTGAGATATCAATCTTTGCGCCCTTGGTGAACCGCTCGCCAAGAGTATCCAGTCCAGGGATGAAGTTCCCGGCGACAGCCATAGCACCGGCTCCAGCCGCACCGGCTTCAGCAGTCCGCGACATCTCATCAAGGATCAGTTTCTTTTTTGCTTCAAAAAAACGTTTTTGTCCTTCAAGTTGTGCTGCCTGATCTGCCTTTCCTGCTGTTTCACCAGCCGCCCCAGCGAATCGAACATCAGCCATCTTCGCTAGTTCTTCGCGCAGTTTGGATATCTTTTTGCCAAACTCTTCGGCACCTTCGGCGGCGCGTTTCTCTGCTGAGATTACAGGGTCCCATGCCTGCGCCAGTTCCCCAACTTTTTCAACACCCCTGCCAACGGCTTCCGCCACCGCCACAGCGCCGACAGCAGGGAAGATCGCCATAGCAGCGCTACCGGCTCCAATGTTCGCCAGAAACCGTTCTGCTGCGCGGATAGACGATCCGCCTTCAGCTACACGCAACGCCCCAGACAACGCCTGAAGTTCTGTAACCGAAGAATGAGCCGCGGTGCCGACGTTTCGCGCCCCCTGCGCGACGCCGCCCAGGCTTGTTGTCATTGCCTGGTTTCGCTGAATCGCCAGTGAGAGCGCCGCGTTTTCACGAGACTGTGCCGCAATCAGCCGATCAATCGCAGCCGAAAATGAATCCGTTGCCGATGATGACTGGCTCATCGAAACGGTCATCGAAGAAGCGATCTTGGCTCCCGCCGATTGTGCAGCCTTTTCCGCCGACTTGAAGTCTACTTCCAGCCGCGACCAGTCGCCTGAAACCTCAATCTTTACCGCGCCGAGAACGTTGTCAGCCATCGTCAGTTCACCGCATTCTTTCGTGTCGCCCAGTCCGGCAGATCATCCGTAGCGCCCGCCAGTTGCTTATCAGGCCGCGAAGCCATCCACTTGTCAGCCAGTGTTTTAGATTTTCGTTCTGCGCGGTTTCCCTTACCCAGAAGGTCTTCCGGCGTCCACGGTGTACCCTCGCTATCGAAGTGCGCGTTGTAGAGTGTCGCCTGAATCGAGGCATGCAGGTAGTTCTGCCGTTCAATTCCATCCAGCCACACCTGACGCAGTTCCGCGAACTCCCTGGGAGTTAGGCTCCACAGGACGTCTTCGGATAACCCGAGCCCGTCCCGTGAAGTCCCGAACGCCCAGAGCTTCAGCCAATCGTCTTCGCTGTATCCGGCGTGCTGGCTGCTTCCGGAATCGGCTGCGCGGAGAAGTCCGCTTCCGGGTACGCTTTTTTTAAGGCTTCGACAACGGCACCAGATACCGCCAGTTCGTCATCCTGCGACATCAGCCCTGCCAGTTCCAGATCGCTCCCGAACTGCGGAACCCATGCCGTAGTCACCGGATTAACGGAACCGCACGCTGCGGCCGCCAATTCGATACTGTTGGCTGTCGCCACATTCTTGCCCCACTTGCCCAGCAGGTAGTGTGTGGCGTAGCAGACGCGCAGTGTGAGGACCACCCCACACTGCAGCGTCACTTTGGTGTCTTCAATCGGTCGCCGCATTACTGGAGCACCGGCGCGCCGTTGTTGCTGAGTTCGATCTCGGCCGTGAACACGTCGCCCACTTTGCCGGTCTCGTTAAAGCCGGTCACGTATGCGGCAAAGTAGTCAACCGAGTTGGGAGTCGCCGTGGGATAGATCGCTTTCCAGTTCACAAGCGTCTGATTGACCAACAGATACCGAAGTCCGCGAACCAACCCAGAAATGGAGTTTTCGTGAGTCGCTTCCTGCGGTTGGAAGAAGATCTTAAACTTGATCGTTCCCATATCCAATAGGGTGGAAATCCGACGCCGCCAGAGGTCACCAGCGTTGGTCACATCAACGGTATCGGCTTTGAGAGGCATCGTGAAGTCAGCCACGTTGCAGATGGTCGTGAAGGTTTCCGGAGACGAACCGTTACCGGCCTGAAGCTGGAACCCGGTGAATGAAAGACCGGCGCCTACGCCGGAAGTTTGAGAAGCTGGTGCAGCCATGTCTGTGTTTCTCCTTTAAGTCGCAAACTCGTTTGAAAAGATCCTGATATCAATCAGGCGCATATACGTCATTGGGTCAGTCTGAGCGATTCCCATATCCCGGTCGCCCACCACATAGTTCGGATTTGCAATTGCGCCCGTCCCCGGCCCGTCGAACGTGGCGAAAAACGCTATCAGCGTGTCGCCCACCAGCGAAGCGTTTTCGCTGTCATTGCCGGTTCCGTAGATCCTGAACTGAATCCTGCTGAAACTCGTCGGCATCTGGCCAGACGACACATAATCGTGCGGATTCGCCACCGCCTCCATCACCACAGCCGGAAACGCCACGCCCTGCGGAAGACGCTGATCGAACATCCGGAATGGTGAAGTACCAAGCAACGCCGTCAAAGGCGCATAAACGCTGGCAGCGGCCCAAATGCGTGCTTTCAGTGTCATGGTCTGGATACCACCACTTTCTGAAGCCGCAACCGCGTCTGAGTACGCTGGCTGTCCGATTCCGCTCCGAGCAAATCGTACCGCGTGCCGTCAACATCAACCTGCCATCCGAGCGGAGTTGCCGCATTGCCCGCGAATGAGTAATAGCGATCCAGCAGCACGTGCCGGAACCATTCCGACAGTACGTTCGGGTCGGTTTTCACTTCGGTTGCCATGAGTCGTCCAGTAGACTCCGGTGCGTCCATGCAGGGTATGTTCGTCATGCTCGATACTGCCGTGTACGTGCCGAGATAGTTGCCGGTCGGACCTTGCGTCTTCACCGGCTGGTAGAAGGTCGCCAGAGAGGAGAACAGTCCTGTCAGTCGCGCCGTGGGCATCACCTGAGCGATGGCGTTCTGAAATCCCTGGGTCATCAGAATCCCTGCCCTTGCTGCCGCTGGATCTGGTTCCAGTAGCGGTCTCGCAGACTCCATCCGTTGTTCACCTGCTCAATAATCATGAAGGCCCCGGAATCGTCGTCGGTTTCCCGGTAGCTCTTGGCCTGTTCGCGCAACATCTTGGCCGCATTCTGCGGTGCCATCTCAACGTCTAGGATGCGGGTGAACATCGCCAACTTCGAAGCGTTCGAAGCCATCGCATCCAGCAGCAGCGCTGCCACCCTGAGATACGAAAGCGGAGTAGCCGGCAGATTGCGGCCCGCAGGAGGCGTGAAGAACATGCCACTCTGAAATTGACTTTGCTGAATCGTATAAGCCGCCGTGATTTCTGTGTCTTCAAAGACTGGATTTAAAGAGTCGGTATCCGAAATGAGCAGCCGAATGTAGCTTATTGCCGGATATGCTGCGAAGTCATAGGAGAACGACATTCACCGGCCCTGCCTTTCGTTTCTGATAGATATCGTCGTATACAATGCGGTTGCTCCAATGTTCAGGATGATGTTTTCCCGGTCCCAGACAGAACCGTGCGGTAGCTTGTGCGTCAGTTCTTCACCGACCAGAAGCCATGACAAAGTCGCAACCTTAAGCCCTGTGAACCGTGCCTGATTGACACCGCACCCATCAGAAGATTGGAGTACCGGATTCAATTCACATGCGCCTCTGGCGATACCGCGCTGAGTTGTTATTGCATCCTCGATGGTGGCAGCAGACGCCATTACAGCAGTCACCCGACGCCACCGAACCGATTTCGGCACCTGATCGTGTTTGGCCCGCAGTTCGTGAACCACTCTCGATACGTCAAAAGAGATCGATGCCGCATGAAGCGACACTGTCAACGCCAGCGATGTGAGTAACCGTCTCATCAGAATGAACTCAGCGACGCCCGTTTCCATGTGTTGGTTGCGGTGCAGACATAGATAAAATCGGCATCCCACTCAATCTGTCCCGCCGTCCCTGTTGCGCTGGAACTTGCTGGCGTTGTCAATGGAGACTGGATGCCGCCGCCGAAATATGCAGGGTCCGCGACGGCATAAACAGCCCATCGAGTAGTGCCGATTCCGAGAGAGTTGACCAGTAATCCGTAGTTGGTTCCTACCGATCCAACGCCGCTTCCACTGCCCACAAGAAAAGAAGCGTGAGCCGTTACTGTCCCGCCAGCGTTAACCGTCAGTTCTGAACGGATTCCCGCTGAATCCGTAACGGTTTGATTGGTGACGGAGACTAAACCGGCCACAACTGAGCTTTTAGACACAATCCCAGATCCAGCCAGTCCCAATGCAGACCTGACTCCAATAATTCCGCCACCATTTCCAGTGGTTGTCATGTTTTGAATGTTACCAGGTTGAACGCCTACATTCGCACGAACTGCAATGTTCTGGACTGAGGACGCTGCTGTTGGGTTGGCTATCACCCCGGCATGAACAGCCCTTGTTTGCGTTGTTCCATCACTAGTTGTCCCGACATACAGCATGTCACCTGTCTGTCTCACTGCACTTGCTACTGATTGCCCAATCAGGTTGCCGCCTGTTGTGGCAGTTGCGCCCGTAAGCGACAGTGTTTTTAATGTATCGTCGAAGGTAAACGTGGAATCTGCGCCAAACACGCCGTTGTTATTAAACTGAACCTGAGTGTCAAACCCAGCAGGGGATTCCGGTGGGAACACACCCCCTGAAACATTCGCCACCGTATACGGCCCCCCGCTGGCTGGAACGTTCCATTGAGATGTCACCGGGTAATCGGCGCCTGACTGATTGTAGACCACGTCATAGAGACCAGGCAGCAGACACAAATCAATCCCATCGGAGATGTTGACCAGTTGCCGAGCATTCAGCACTGTCGCCCCAGATACCGTTGTTGCGTACAACAGCGTATAGGTGATACTTCCAGTCCACGGCGTGCCGTCAGGATTCAGGAAGTCGTCGAGGATGTTGATGTATCCGGTTGAGCAACTCATCGTTTACCCTTTACTGAAACAGAAACGCCGCGTTGACCCCTCCCCCGAGTTGTCACCGCGGCGTGCCCTGCAATGCAACGTTTTATCCTTAGACGCCCTGCCCGGTGGATGCGACAGTCGAACGACCATCGATCTGCGTGCCGCCCATTACCGTGACGATCTTCATGTCCTGGTCCATCGTGAGGAAGTCGCCAAGCATCGGATCGACGCCGCCGCCCATCCGCTGCGTGTTCGGAACCTTTGTAAAGATCTGCGGAGTTTCGAAGCCCTGCAGGAATCCGAATTCCGAGTTTGGCCGATTCTGGCTGGCCGGATCGACCGTGATACCCCACATGGTGTCCTGAACACCAGCAGTGGTGCAGACGATGGGAATGTACGGATCGATCACCACGTCCATGTTCTCCATGAGCCAGTTCTTGGCCTGGAGGAACTGAGATGGGAAGCCCTGAACGTTTGCCGTGCCGCCTTCAACGGAAAGTTGAATGCTGCCGGCCGCCATCAGGTTCTTCGCTACCGCAGTGAGGCGAGGCCCGCACCACAGACGCAGACGCCCCTGGATGGTGATCGGGTCTCCGCCCGAATCGCGCTGCAGTGCCAGAACTTTGAGAGCATCCATGATTCCCTGAGCCGAGAGAGGCGGATTGTTCGAAGATGCGCCGTAAGTGGTGGTCACCAGATTGCGATATGACGCCGAGTACAGGCTGGTATTGAGCCCGGTCGACGCCGTATACAGAGTGGTGATGGTCTTGGAGATTCCGCGGTTGCCGGCAATCGCGAGACGCTGCGCCAAATCCTTGAAGATACCGAGATCGTCGTTCACGAACGCGCGCCAGTTCACCGAAGTCATGGCCTGGTAGAGCTTCGGCTGATACTGGATCGGCGCCGTGTTGGTGGAAGGCGAGTTCTGCGGAGACGGCCCGATGAGAGCGCGCTGCGGAGGCGGTCCGGCCGCATCCATCGCGGTCAGCGGAGTGACCACACCGTCCAGCAGGTAGCGGGAAACGAGGCGGAAGTCGCGGAGCGTGTGAACCTTCACCAGGTCCTTATTGACAACCGGCCACTCGCTGTAGAAACCGTAGTACATGCGATCCAGCACGTCCACGTAAAGCGCCTGGTAATCGGTGACGCTCATGGTTTCGCGCAATCCGAGCATGCGGTTGCCGCCGCGCGGATCAGCGTACAGACCGGGATACCGTTCGGCCAGATGCATGACGGCGACCTCTTCGGTCGGAGCCATCGCCTGCTTCACGAACCAGGGATCAATGCGGCCCGCGAGAGCGTCGGCATACAGCCGGGTCGCTTCCTTGACGCGCCGCTGATGGATGGCGTTCTTGTTGCGCCGGATCTGAGAAAAGCCGCTAAGTTCGGAGTGAGAAGTGATCCCACCTTCCGGCCCCATGAGACGGCCATGATCGTCAATCTGGCCGTAGTTTCCAATGTTTTCGAGATTCATATTTAGGCTCCCAGAACTCCCAGAAGAACGCCCACAGTGGCACCGGCCCCGGAAGTCATGGCCGCTTGAGTCGGATCGTAGAACCCGATGAAAGTGCCGGACGGGTTGGCGTCAATCGTCATACCGTACCGGACGTTGGTTGTCGCATCCAGCGTGCCGCCTGAGGCATAAAGCTTGTCGCCGGGTTTGATGCTGGTGTTGACCAGAGGAGAGTTCGCCAGCCGAGAGATAACGAACAGGTTGAACGAACCGTTCGTCAGCACCGTGGCACCAAGGACGACCGACTGATAGGCGTCGAGCGCCACAGCGGGAATCTGGCCGACGAGAACAAAGTCGCCAGCGAGTACCGAAGACGGCAACGCGATATTGCGTCGGCTGCTGGGTGTCCCGGTATAGAGTTGGTTCATCATGGCTTAGTTGGCCCGCCCTTCCGCAGCCTTCTTCGAAGCTGCTTCGCTGAGTCCAAGTTCCTGGAAGATCCCGGCGAACTCGTCGAGGCTTTCTTTCTCTTCGGCCCGCGCCTTGATTCGCGCTTCCGCGATCTTGATCGGATCGGCCGCCAGTTCGGTACCGACGTTGAAGCCGCGAACATTGCCGCCGAGGATTGCGCCGAGCCGCTTCGCTTCCGTATTCACCAGAACCGTCAGAGCGTCCGCGTCAACCGCGCCGTCCTTGGTCGGAATGGTTTCACGCAGCACGGTATCGACCACATAAGACTTCTGCGCTTCGGTGAATCCGATGGTTGCCAGAGCGCGGTGAGCGATGACGGTAGCGTCCCCGCGCCGGGCTCGTTCCTGAAGCGGAGCCGTCGCAGCAGCGATGCCCGCCTCAATGAGTCGTTTAATTTCGGCTTCGTTCATTTCGACGTTGCCCCTTTCTTCTGAATCCAAAATCCCTGCATCCCGTGCCGCTTCAGCCAGCGCCAGACCGCCGCGCCCTGCCTTTGTCACGTAGTCGACGCTTTCGACATAGTCGATGCTGGCCAGTTCCGGTTTTCCTTCGACCAGACGCCCAGTACCCTTACCACCGGCCCGGATGCTAAGACCGATATGCGGAGCGCGTTCTTCAACCTTCTGCGCATAATCCGCCATGACCTTCGCTTCGGCGTACAGTCCCGGTCCTTTCGCGCCGTTTGCGTCCCACCGTGCGTTGCTGGTGAGGATGGCAGCCAAGTTGTCCAGATTGCCTTCAGGTCTCGCTGATTCTTCCGCCATCGTCGGATGGTTCCAGAACATCAGCGTGCCCGCTTTGAATTTGTCGGCGCTGGCTTCGAGCACTGCCGCCGGATAGTGTGCGGTTGAGCCTGTACCGGGAGAAATGAGTTTCACAGGGTACACCGACCGAGCCTCGATCAACTTCAGATCGGTCAGGAACTCCGCGCCGGACGATTCCACGAGTTTTAGGTCTGCCGCCTGAGTTCCGGTCGCCGACTCTTTCGCATCCGCGCCAGCCTGCCACGCCTTCGGCAAGTACTTCTCCCATCCTTTGCGCTTCGCTATGGCAATGATACGCGACTTGATGCCGCTCGGCCCGAGGTTACCGGAACCGGCTCGTCCCATCGCGTGAACCGCCGCCATGATATCTTCCGGCTTCAGGATTGGAAATGATCTGCCTTTACCGGCGAAGTCGTCATGAGAAGCCTTGTCGCGCGCGGCCTTGGAAATGAACCGCTCATAGACAGGGAATTCTGAGTAAAGATTGTCGCGCTTCGACTCTTCCATCGCTGCCAGGTGATCCGCTTCGTCCGCTTCAGTCTCGTAGACCGTCCGGACTGCCACGTCTTCACTCTGGTCGAAATCAATAGTGGCCTTTGCAGCCCCGGCGCCGGTTTGCGAGATCGAATATGGCGCCCGGTATGTGTCACCATTGCACTGGTAGATTACGTCGCCAGATTCGGCATCCCCGAAGTAATCAACAAAGTAGCCCCATGATTGAGTCCCGCGGAAGTGATCCGAGATTTCATCGCGCAGTCGAGATATCACGTCGCTGGAAGCGAGTTCGCTTGCAGCCTCGCGAATCGCCACCGTGATTGCCGCATGTTCTGCGTGAAGTGCCATCTGGCGCAATCGTAAACGGGATTATTGACCGTCAGCAAACAAACCGACAGGAATTATGTAGACTGGTATTCACATGGTCGGCAAAACGTGCTCGAAGTGCAAACTCTCCCCCGCCACGGCGAAACATCCCTGGTGCCTTGAATGCCGCGCCGAGAATCAGGCCGCAAACCGTGAGGCGAAAGATGCTCTGGCCCGAACCAAAGGCTACAGCGAAGGCGTTGACGCCATGCGCGAGACGCTGGCCGCCGAGTTCGAACGTCTCGGTACCGCCGTGGTCACGTGCCTGGAAGTCAGCAAGGCTATCCGAGTGTCGCCGCGACCTTCACTGCGTCTGGACGCGAACTACAACGTCGTGCTGCCTGGTCGTTAGTTGTAAGGCTCGTATGCCACGCTGAGAGTCGCGCCGGTCGGCACATAGGCGTAGAACGCTGCCAGCGAATAGGCCGGTGAGCCCGCCTGATCGTTCATGGGAGGCGTGGTGTAGCCGGACCCGGTCGGCACCGGCAGTCCCCTGCTGGAAGTCGTGGCCGAGTCTCCGATTCGCACAGTACCCGAACCTGTGACGGCGAAGTCGATCCATCGCGCCGTGATGTTTGTGGACGAAATCTGAACGGTCGTGTTGGCCCCGGTAAAATCTGCAAGGTTTGTCATGACCGCATTATAGACGTACAATCGGATTCATGAAAGCCTACATCGTGATTTTGCTGCTGGCCACGTGTTGCGGACTTCTCGCTTGGATTGCTTGGAAAGTCACGATACTGGTCGAATCTGTCAAGCTGACCGGATCGGAATTGACCTCCGAACTGCGTCAGGGAGTTGACCGCATGGTTCGGGATATTCCGCCCGCAATCTACATCCCGCCTTATCCTGAACCGCCCGCCGCGCCTGCGCCACCTATTACTGTTGGCCCTGCTTGGGGACTGTCCAGTATTCCGAAACCAGCGAATCAGGATTACGAAATCCTGAAACGCGTCAACGGCGAACTGGTTCACCACTGCTGGCGCCATGCAGGGTCGGCCGATATCTCTGAAGCTCTGACACATCCCGAGCTTGCCATCCGCCGGCCCGATGGCACGATTGAAGGAGACTCGCAGTGCTGACACCTCGCTCCCCGCTTCAGAACGATACTGGCACCGCTCTGGGTACACTGGCGAATCCGCTTCGTGTTGACCCAATCAACTCCACCCCGCAAACCGTCACCGGCACCGTCAATGCGATCTCCCCGGTTCTAACAACGAAGTCCAGTGGTTCCAGTCACATTACGACGAACACGAATACTCAGATCGTCGCCGCGCCTGGCGCCGGGTTTCACCTCCGCATTCATCGGCTCTGGTGTCAGAACGGGTCCGGCGGCGCTACCACGTGGTGCTACTGGGGAAACGGATCTGGAGACCTCGTAACAGGTCCGGCGTGCTCACTGGCCGCCAATCAGCCGTTCGGCATGGATATCAAAGGCGCGTGGGTTCTCAGTTCCAATACCGGGTTGTTCCTTAGCACTGCAACCACCGGCGGCGACATTGGCTGGTATGTCGAATATGAGACGGTGGCGGACTAATGGCGCTTTCTGCAAACACGGTTCTTGAGATTCGCACCACGGGAAGCGATACGAATGGCGGAGGCTTTGTTACCGGAGCTTCCGGTACCGACTGGAGCCAACAGAACGCCGCCCAGTATTCCGTCACTGACGGCGTGACCGCTGGAACTACTACCATCGTCAGCGCCACGGCGAATTTCGGGACGGATGTTGTCGGCAATCTGATCTACGTGCAAGGTGGCACCGGAGCCGTCGCCGCTGGCTGGTATCAGATCATCTCTCGAACCAACGCGACTACCATCGTTGTTGATCGGTCAACGGGACTTACTTCCGGAACCGGAGTCACCCTGAAGATCGGCGGCGCGCTGGCCACCATCGGCGTCGGACTCGCACTCATGACCGTCAGCGGCATGACGATGTACGTCAAAAACACCGCCACCTATTCCATCGGCACCGGTCTGACTTGGCCCGCGGGTCCGAACTATGGTGCCGAGACCCGCATGATCGGCTACACAACAACTCGCGGCGACGGCGGCCGAGCTATTGTTAAGGCCACGGCGGCTATCACTGGCCTGACGATAGGACAGTCGGGTTGCGGGATTGAGAACTTTGAGTTCGACGGCAACAGCACTGGGACGACGGGAATCCTTGTCTCAGCGGCCTATATGCCGTCCGTTTACAACGTCTGGGCTCACCACTGGACGGCGGAAGGAATCAACGCCACCAGCAATCTCGCTGTAATTTCACGTTGCGAAGTGAACAGCTGCGCGGGAACAAACGGAGCGCTGGCTATCGCTTCCGGCTGCACGTTGATCTTCTGCTATTCCCACGACAACACGAAGTCCGGGTTCTACACCGCTGCAAACTCGAACGTGGACTACTGCGTATCCGCCAACAACACTGGCGCGAATTCGCACGGATTCAGCAGCCAGTACGGCACCGCTTTCATGGGTTGCGTGGCCTACAATAACGCTGGGTCCGGGTTCTTTTACGGCACCAACATCGCCGCGCCCATAACCAGGTGCATCGCGGTTAACAACGGAGGTTACGGCGTCAATTTTGGCCTGACCGGATCTCCCGTCATCCCGTGGATCAACTACAACGCCTTCTACAACAACACCAGCGGAGCGCGAAACGGGATCGGCGCGGGCGCGAACGACGTCACCCTGACCGGCGTTCCGTTCACGAACGCAGCGGGTGGCGATTACAGCCTCAACAACACCGCCGGACAAGGTGCGGCATGTCGATCTGTTGGGTTCCCTGGAACCGCAATCTATGGCACCGGATACGCCGACATCGGACCATTGCGACATCAGGACCCTTCCGCCAGCACCAACATATTCCCGATCTTCGATTAGTCGATAGCCTGGTTGATCGATTCGCGCGTCATGGACTGCGCCTCGTTTCGATGCTGTTCAAACGCTGGACGCAGATACGGTTGCGCTGGCATCCCCACCCAGGATGTCGAATATGGCCCGTCACCGGCCCCCGCTGAAGCCGCTCCCCGAATCCCTGTACCGAACTCCACGTATCCCGCATGATCGGCGTCGAAACTGACCGCCGCCGCGATGCTTTTCCCGGTTTCCGCTGCCGTCACGTGTCCGGACGCTTTCAGTTCTCCAGTATCCACTGGCACCAGAGCCTGAGCCGTGTCCAGAACCTCTCCCGCCCACTTGATGACGCCGTTTCGGATGCCTTCGGTGACTTTGGCGATAACGAACCGCCCGCCGTCGCGTGGCTGGTAGACTGCGTGGCTTGTGATCTTCATAACCGCATCCTGATAAGCGTGAAAGACTCGTGCGATATCCACTGACGAACTCCCGGTGAGACCTCCTGAGCCTTCCACTCACATCCGCATTCGGGACACGTCCAGACGTCGCCGCTGACGTTTCCCGCCACCACCGCATCGTGGAAGTGCTTTGAACAGCATTCATCGTCGTGCATGAAATCAGTCAACGTACACCCTCCTTCTGGAATCCCGATAGGTGACGCTACAGGTGCAGTTTGGATGTAGCGGTGGTTCGTCGACCGGACCGAATCCATCTTCAGACGGGAAGAAATCGTCTTCTTCGATCTCTCCTTCGTCCGCGTTCTCGATACACCCCTCACAATTGCCCGCCCTGCCACCAGGTCCGAGCCACCAGCGTTTGTAGACGATGTCCTCGTAGTAGTAGGACCCCGGAGCCTCCACAAGCGCCAGAACCGCCGCTGTGGCTTTAAGAATTTCAGCTTCGACTGGTGTCGGCATCTTCTTCCGCCGCTTTCAGCATCTGAACTGCCCGCGCCAGCCGCGCCGCCGCTTCCTGCAGTGTCTTTACTTCCGGCCGCGACTCCTTCACCGGCTTCCCGTCGCCCGGTTTGCCGAACGCTGGTTTCGGCGTCAGAGCGTTCTGCTGTGCCGCCTTTTGCATAATCTGAGAGTGCTCCGTCCGGTTCTGGTTATAAGCGTTCGGTCCGTCAGAGGGATACTGTTCCTCCAGAACTTCTTCGTTGTTCTCGATACCGACCTGCTGACCGAGCAACCGCACGGCTTCTTTCTGATCGATACCCTGGCCGCCCATATATGCCGCTACTATGGCCTGAACCTGCGCCGGAACGTCCGATTCGATGATGGTCGGGAAGTTCACCTGCACCGTGATATCGGTCGTCGGTGTTGCCGCCTCATAAACCAGATTTCCCTTGCTGTTGCGAACCCGCCGCGCCTCACGAATCACCATCTCACGATTGCCGAATGCTTCCCGCAGTTTGCCCGATGGAGCTTTGACGCTGGCCTTCAATGCGTAAGTGATAAGCGTGGAGAGATCCTCGCGCCATTCCTCTTGCTGCGCCGTGAAATGGAGTTCGGTCGGACGGTCCAAACTGGTAGCGGTTGCGAGATTACTGGTATTCATATCCGCAAAGAACGATTCCGGCACCCCGCCTACCATCGCCACCATGAGCTTGTACTCCCGGCAGTCGGAAGGATTGCCACCGGCTCCGCTTGTGTTGAAGGCTTCCAGTTTAGTCCCCGGCCCGGATGCAAAGATGCTGCCGTCTACCGCTGTCGGGTTCTGATCCCACAACGAAGCGGATGGCCCGACCGTGGTCGATAATTGCTGTTTCACGCCCTGAAGCGCCTGCTGGCCACCCTTCGTGGTCAGCGTCATGCTGATCTGCGCCAAACTCTGCCGGATGGTGGCGAACGATTCCAACATCTTCCGCTGCGCCTTCGCCCAGTCAAGAGCCGCGTACACCAGCGGAATACCGAACTTCCACTTCGCAGGACCGCCGCACTTTCGGTGATAGACCGGAATATCCCACCGAACTTGGGCGCCGCCAATCGTTGCTGGTTTCTCTGTCGGTTCATATCCGAGCGCGGGATACCATGCCGTCATGACTTTTGATGCTTCGGCCCCGGTCACATAGTCGAACGTCTTCTGCACCCATTGCCGCCGGTACAGTTGCGGAGTCTCCGTGTCGTCCGGATCGCAGATGATCTCCTGAATCTCCAGAGCGTCAATCGTGCGGACGTTCACCTCTCCAGTATTGGCCGTGTCCGTCTGAAGTGCCCAGAAGATGTTGCCGTCGTACCGCTTGCGCCGGTCCAGATCCGTCAGCGCAACTTGGCCGAAGACTCGTTTGTTACGTTCCAGAAACGCCTTGATCTCGTCGTTTGCCGACTCATCCGTGCTGGTGATCTCCACGCCTCGGCCGAAGACATACGTCGCGCTTACGTTGATAAGCCTCTGAATCATCGGGTTTTTTACGTAGTAGAGCCTAGATATCAGCATGATCTGCTGGATACCCCACCGGGAGAACTCCAGCCACGAACCGTTGATCTCGCGCCGCCAGTCAACGTTCTGCAGGGCGAGCTCGATGTCTCCGTATGCGCCCTGTGCGCTGATCCCGGTCGCCTCCCTGAGAAGACGTTCACTCGGAGCACCAGGCCCCGGCATCTTCCAAAACGGCTGCGCCATCATGAGCGATTCCTCCAGTTCCCGGTCGTTCTCCTGATCCTCGCGGATACGCAGAGACTCCATCGCTTTCAGGTCCATCAGGGATTCCGTCAGTAATCGATTCGCGCGCGCCAGATCGGCCTCGCGTTCGTATCCCCGCGCTGCGGTTCGGATCAGGTCAGGCAGTATTGCCGGCGGTTCGGGTCGGAACCAACTGCGCGGATTCAGGTTCATGGCTTCGATTTTACAGTAAACTGAGGTCTATGGCACAATCACCAACCACTCAGCACCATCTGAACCTTGCATCTCTCCTGAAAACGCTTGGCCATATCAGCCAGGTTCTCGCCGCCATCACCCCGATTGTTGTGGCACCGTTGGCCGCCGCCGGAACCGTGGATGCGGAAACCGCCGCAGTCATCAACAGCGAAGCGTCTGCCGCCAGCCAGATCCTCGCCGCGGTTGTTCCGCAGTCCGATCCTGCTACACTGGGTTCGTGAGCCCACCAACGATCCCCGGAACGTCCTAAAGCCCCATTGGCCCTGAAAGCTGATGGGGTTTTTTGCTTTTGTGGTACATCACCAGATAACATCCGCACTGCCACCACATCAGCCATTCCCGCACGAAAATCTTGTTTTGACCGTCAATTTTTCATTTATTGTGGGATTGAAACAGACTCATCACAGCGCCGACAGCCGCCAGAAGTGCGGTCAATAGCGATGTGAGCATCCAGTGAGTGAGCGTGTCTACCCGGCTATTGCTGGCCGCGACTGCCATTCTCATCTCGGCGATAGATTCGCGTGTCTCTATTCGATGCTGATGAAAATCGCCCCTGAGTTCGGTAATGCGCTGGTCTACGCTGTTGAATCTTTCAGTAAGAAATCCACGGTCGTCCGTTGTCACTTGCCTTGCTCCTTTTCAGGGTTTTTAGTGACCAGAAATACAGATTTCCCATCAGGCCCGATACGCTCTCCAACGCGGTCATTGTTCGCCGTCAGGTCTTGGAATGCGTCGAAGACTGCGCCGCCCCATACGTTCACTACCTTCGGTGCGGGCCAGTGTCGTACGAGCTTGAGAATGCCGACGCCACCACCAAGCCCAAGCGTTTTGATGATGGTGTCAACGTGCCCCATCAACCAGGAGCTTGCATCGGACCATGTCACGCAGATGCCTCTTTCTGTATGGCGTCCGAAACGTTCTGCTGCGAAGCTATCTGAAGCGCCAAATATCCGTATTGCGCCGTCGCGTAGACTTTCAGAACGTCGTTGGCGAACCTGTCAAAGTCGCCATCTATCTGGAACGCTGCCCATGCGTTAGCGTATGGTGCGCCATGCGTGATCAGCCATGCGTAATCCTTGCAAGATTCCTCCAGCGAATCGTAATCGGCAAATTTAGCGTCAATCAAAACCGTATGGCCGTCGACAACCTCGTGAGTTCCAACCGTGCAGAACTGAGCATGCCTCGCCGCCTTTTTCATGCCAAAGTAGTTCGCGTGGCCGACTGGCTTCGCACCCCACTGGGATTCTACGGCCCACTGCGCCACCAGCAGCTTCGCTGGCAGATTCGTTTCTAATTGCAACTTCACCGCGATTGCCGCCACCTCATCAAGTCTTTGTTGTCTCGTCTCGTTACTCATTCCTTACAGACTACCAAAAAAAACGCCGCCAGCGGCTGGTGAGCCTGACTGACGGCGTATAGGAGGGTCAAACGGATGGAGTACTTTTGAGTCTACATCATTTCCAACTGAAGCGGACCAGCGTGCTTGCATGTGGCGTCGGACGGAACCTCTGCGATGTCTCCGAGCACCATGTGCCGGTAACCGTCCTCTGCTTCATTGTTCGGGTCCAGCTTGTTGTACCAATGGAACTTCTTCACCCGATGGTCGCGGTCATTGTAGCCGAGGTGCCAGAGCGGCGCGCCCGGTATCGGCACATGAGCCGCGTGCAGTAGTTCCTGAGGAATGCTCGAGCAGTGGAAGTTCTTTCCATTGCCGAAAGGTGTTCTCTGGAACCGGAAGTTGCGGTTCATAAGTCGGAAGACGGAAGGTCTCGCGAAGTGCCGGTACACTCCGTCCACTCGCACGGTCCGGTATCCCGGCCGATCAACCAAACTGAGATCCGAATTCCACAGATACCGAATCGGCAACTTGAAAGCATGATGCTCTGTGTTCTGCAAGGTCGCGCGGATGTTTTCCACCCCGGCCCCATCAAGCAGTTCGTCCCCATCGATTGCCAGCGCCCAGAACGGTGAGTTGACGTCTCCGCAGAGGTGGTTGTCGCCAACGCTATTGAGTAGCCTGGACAGCAGGTATTCCCGGTCCCGCGATTCATCAAAACCGTCGAAGTTTGAGTTGATGACGGTCACCTTCTCGCCCATCGCTGCGCACAGTTCCGGCGTTGCATCGGTCGAGTGATCGTCCAGAATGAAGATGCGTTCGCAGAGCGGCAATGCAGCTTCGATAACGGCACGAATCCACCGGCCTTCGTTCCGAATCCTTAACATCCCGAATACGGTCATTGTTTCGCCTTTCCCTGTAACGGGTTAATTTCTTTCGTAGCCTTCGGTTCAGCTGGGTCAAACTCATCCTGCTTCGACAACACCAGATGCGAACACGGGCAGCGGTTCACCCGGCAGCATCCGCCGCTGTCGTGGTCGCTCACAGGATGGCCGCACGTTACCGGCTTCGGTTCGCCTTCGGCCTGCGGTTCCATTGTGATACTGACGCAGATTCTCGTGTGTGGCATCAGTACACTCTCCCTCTGTAGAATCCCGAGTACTTTGGCACCTTAATCAGGTCGTACTCGCGCCCTTCAATGTTCACTACTTCCGGCGCTGCGTTGAGGTTCGGCAGCATCTGCTTCCACCGTTCCTCCAGATACAGCGCGTTCGGCGGCCAATCGTCCCACCGCGTCACGTTTACGCTGTGGTAGTTGACCAACTTTCCGCAGAAGTAGCGATTCCATTTGTCCACGAACTCCCGCACGCCGCGGTTGATGCGTTCCATCGCCGCAGGATCGTTCGTGGCCGTCGCGTGATGGCTCACCGATACCGATGGCACCGCCGCGCACTTCCAGCCCGCCATACGCACCCGCATCGCATAGTCACACTCGTTCTGGTGGCCGATCTGGTCGTCGAACTTCCCGGTCTCCACCATGCAAAGTCGGTTGATGATCCACGCGAAGCCAGCTGCCCACATTACTTCGGTGTATGGTCCCCGGTCGATAGGCGCCGCCCCGCCATTCGGGTGAACCATGCCGATCTCATGGAACCGGTCCAGATACCCGCAGAGCGTTTCGTCCCACCCGACCGTATTGATCGTGATGTCATTGTCCAGGTATGCGATATACTCCGTTTCCGCCAGCGTGAACAGCACATTCACCGCACCTGAGTATGATTCCTGCGTTGGGTTTCGGTCCACCAGCACGAAGCGATTGTCCACCGCTGCGAACTCCCTCGCTACCAGATTGGCTTCGCAATTCTCCGGCGATTCGTTGCCGCTCATGAGGATGAAGCATCGCCACGCCGTAGTGGAGTTCTGCTGGATACTCGCCAGCGTGCCGCGCAAGCATGACGGGTTCTTGTAGCTGGCTACTCCGATATCAAGACGTCTCACGTTTGAACCTCGCAATCGGCTTCGCTGTCGGAACCATCGTGTAATCGCATGCAAATTTCCAGTCTGGCGGGTCGCTCCACACATCCACCGGCCACTCGTCCGGCTTATTCTTCGACCATGACGGGTTCGGCATGTTCAGGACCAGAGCTTCTTCGTTGCCGATGTTGTACAAAGCGGCCGGCGTCCCGCACGGCACAAAGCAGTACTCGCCGCCCGGTTCGATGATTTTGTCGATGATGTCGCCTTCGTAGTTCTTCCGCACCAGAACGCGCCCAGTAAGACAGAAGAACACGCCGCGCCGCTCCTTGTGCAGATGCGGCCCCTTGCGCGTCCCCGGCGCTATGGCGGTCACGTAGACCTGCCCCGGCCGCAATCCCGGCTCCGAGAGTTCGGACCAGACCGGCAGAACCCATCCATTCGGCTTCCCGTCGCTGTCAAATGTCGCGATCTTAGGCATTCTTCGCCGCCTTTCGTTCTGCTTTCATCGCCTTTACCTTCTCCCAGTAGCGGTCCATCAGGTCGCCCAATGTCGTTGGTCGTTTCATTCCTCGATATACCCCTTCCAAATCAAATACATGACCAACATGGCGAATAGTGCCACTATCGTGCTCACATCGGCCTCCGATACCAGTTGCTGCTGATCTGTTCGAAGCCCACCGCCGCCAGCAGCGGGTCCCAGTCGCGTTCAAAGCGATCATTTACCGCGAGGTGCATCGGAATACTGCCATCCGGCCCGGAACCGCACGCGAAGGCGTTCTGAGCGCAGAATAGGCCGCCGGGTTTCAGTGCTGCGAAGATGGCGTTAACCCAGTCTTCTACGTTCGGCACGTGCTCCAGAAAGTCGAGAGAGCAGATGGCGTCGTAGTTGTGGCCTGTGGGGAACGTCCAGCCGTAGCTCAGATCGGTTTGCAGTTTATTGCCGGTTTTCCGCCAATGCCGAAACGCTGCGTATTCTGCCGTTCGGCTTCCTGACAAATCGTGATACCACGGCTCCATAAGAGGCGATTCGGAAAGGGCCAGTGTGAGATCCCCGATGCCGTCTCCGAGAGCCAGAACGCGAGAGCATCCCGGTTCAGATGTCAGCCGGTCTACAATCCCCTTGCACATGCCGGTGTAGTTGAAGCCGGGATCATCGTGGTACGCCGATAGCTCCCAGATGTAGGCTTCCGTGGTCCGGTACCAGTTCAGCAACTCCTCGTCTCCCTGCGGATTCGCCCGCCGGAAGTCTTCGGCTACCGCGTTATGCAGCGCGCCGAATCCCTCGCTCAATTTACCCTTCGCCTGGTCCAGCGTGATTCCGAAGAATAACGCCAGTTCGATTGCTCTGTCTTCCATCTTTGCCCTTTCTATGATCTGGTGAATCTGGTTTAGCGATCGCAGGTGCGATGATTCCTTGTACGTAGTGTCTTTGGCCCGTCGTGCCAGTCCAGGAAAATCGTCGTGGGAGCACGCTGTGACGTCCGGGTTCACCATCCGGGCGATATCGTAACGCGTTGTGCGAATCGGTTCACCCAGTTGCCGGATCTCCCCCGACTTAGCCATCAGCACGGCATCCCAGAGAAGCTCCGCAGCGTCCCATGCGAACAATGGACTGAAGTACCGATCTGCTACTTGTGGCGACTGGCCTTCCAGCATGGCTTCCAGCGGGTTCTTGCGTCCGACATGCGGCAACGGTCGAATGCCGAGCACGAATGTCAGCCTGACCACGATGCCGCCATTCTCCAGCACGCACACTTCCGCAGCCCGCTTCTGCCGGCCGTAGGCGTTCGGCTGGTCCATGTTGTTGCCAGGTGACTGGTAGACGGCCTGAGTGCTGACCTGAATGAATTTAACCTTGTGTTTCTGACAGTGCGCCGCCATCAACTTTGGCCATTCGGTATTCAGCATTTTTGCTTCTGCGGGATTGCGTTCGACATCGTCAACGTTCGAATTTCCCATCAAGTACACAACAGCATCGTAGTCAGCAACGACGGGCTCGGCATCCCAGTAGCCAAGCGTGATCGGGTCCGCGCTTTGCCGCATCCATATCGGTTCCACGCAGTCCGGAACACAGAGCCGCATGTGCTGTCCCACGATGCCGGACGCGCCGAGAATCAGTACCCTCACGAGATGCGCCTCGCTTCATCGTTGAGCCGCCGAAACTCAGCCCGGAAATGTTCCACCGCGAACGCCAGAGCATACCACCAGTTTGCAATCATTCGGATACTGTACACCAGTCCCGCCCGGTGGACCAGTAGCGCCGCCCCAGGCACCACCATGAACGCGCCGAACGTCAGAGCCTCGGTCACGCTTCACCTTCCCAGAGCGCCCAGTATGGTGACGTATGACGCCCGCGCCCCCAGTTGTCGGTTCCCCACTTCGCAATGAACCGGCGCAGGTTTGGGTGGAAGTCCCCGCCCGCCTCCGGTCCGCCCCGATAACTGCTGGTCAGGCTCCCGTGGTCGCAATAGCAGCCGTCGTAGATGCCGAGCTTGTATCCTGCGTTGCGGACACGAAGACAGAAGTCGTCGTCATCCATGCCGTAGTCGACGAACCGATCGTCAAGCATCCCGATTGTGTCGATAATCCGGCGCGGGATCAGAACGCACGTGAAACAGATTGTCCGCTGTTCGTCTCGCACTCCGTCCAAGTTCGCAAGTTCCGGCATCAGGTTCTGAAGCGGGTTCCCGACGTTATTGCACGCCGATCCGATAACACCGTACTGCGGTCTTTTCTTCGACTGCTCCCACATCCGGGTGAATCCCAGAGGCGTCTGAAGCATGGCGTCATCGTTCAGAAGAATCACGTCATCCTGGCCCGCCAGAGCGATACCGAGGTTGATGTTACGCGAATAGCAGAATGGCTTCACGCCCTGCACAGAATCAGGGTGGATCTCGGTCGCCGCCGCCCAGTCTACGCCGTCGTCAATCACGATGATTCGGCACGTCTCGCCGGCAGCCCGGACCGCACGGACGCAGGGAACCAGATTCGCCGCGTTCTTGCTGGGGATTATGACCGTGAGTCCCATCAGCGCTTCGCCTCCTGCCATTCAATGCCGGTCAGCTTGCCCGTGATGCTCTGGTAGATTTGACTAATTGCACCCGACAGGCTTGTGACGGTCACCAGCAAAGCAAGAGCCACCGCCGCCACGATCATCGCGTACTCCACCAGATCCTGTCCGCGTTCGTCAGTCCAGAAGTTGACGCCGTTCGGAAGTTCTCCGCTCCGACGCATCGCACGATACACTCCCGCTTCCATTATCCGTTTCATTTCACCGCCTCCATAACTGCCGTAATCTTCCACACCTTGTCGTAGGTGTCTTGGTACTCGCGATACTCCATGCTCACGAGGTTGAACTTCGCCGTGATGCCGTATGCCTTCGCCAGCCGCCCATGCGCGAACTCTCCACCCGGCCCCGCACCGAAGTACTGAAAACTGTTCCGCGTCCATGCGGTCTTGTGCGTCGGGTCCTGAATAAATCCGGCACCCTGAAGCGCGTCTGGAACTTCGATAGTCGCCCTGCCACCCGATGCCAGTACCCGGTGCAGTTCGTTCATGAAGTGAATGCGGCCGAGCGGATGACGTCGATTATGGCCGAGCAGTGATGCTCCGCGCGAGACAACACAATCAGGACACCATGTCTTTTGGTGCTGGCAGTCTCCGATATGCTCCGCAACGTCATGAGCCCGCACTTCCAGGACGCTGGAATCCGGCCACGGCCACGGTCCTTCCAAGTCTACGATTTGGTCCACTTCCGGCCCCGGCGCGATATCGACGCCAATGAATCCGTCGATACGGCGGTCTGAACATCCGAGATTCAGTCTCACCGCATGCTCCGTGGCTTCTCAGCCGGTCCAGCTTCGAGCGATGGCGCAACGAAAGTCGGAACTTTCATTACCGGCTCTTTGGCTATCGGCGTCAAGCGCTTATGGTCAAACCAGCGCGAATCTTCAAGTTTCTGCTCCTTCGCGCTCGGCTGTACAATGCATTGGACGCATCCGTATAGATCGAACCCGACCGACGTTACTACCCCCTCAAAACCAGTAACAGTGTCCCGAACAGGGAAACCGAGAATCTTTATGTATTCGTTCATCGTTCCATCACCTCTCTGCAAACCTTGTCCCAATAGGGTACCCGTGACCACTGACGCTCCGATGCTGGTAACACGTTATGGCGCGCCATCTCAATCGGGTCATATGCGCTGCTGCTGTTGCCGCTGTGTATCCGGGCGATCATGCTGACCACATCGGCGTCAAAGATTGCCCTTGCAGAGTATTTCGCGCTGCTTACCGATTGGCAATCCAGTCCCCGAATCCACTCCGTATCTTCGCCGTGCTGCAGGTCCGGAAACGGTCGTTCTTCCCATGCCCGTCGCCAGTAACACAGGCTGGTGCCGAGCGCGTAACGCGGGTTCGGGTTGCTGTAGAGCCAAGCTCCATTGGTATCGCCGGTCACATATCCGGACCCTGCGCATATATGGCATGGCTGGCCGTCCTGATCGCAGACCGGACACGGCTCCGCGCCACGCCAGAACAGCATCTCGTTGTACCCGACGCAATCCGCGTCGATCGCCTGAAGCAATGCAACCTGCTCCACGATCCGGTTCGGGTGACTCCAGTCGTCATCATCCCAATGCACGATGATATCGGCCATTACCGCCAACTCGTTCACTTCGTTTCGCATCCGCCCGATTGTGAAATCAGGCTGAGACTCCAGCGAAATCAAATGCGTATTGTCGTATGTTTGCCGATAGAACGACTTTTTCGCCTGTTCCTGGAACTTCTCCCGCCCCGGTGTCTTGAGCATCACCGCGCAGACTCGCGGATTATTCTCCGCCATACAGGCACACCATGACCGGCAGATACGCCACCGCCACGCCGATTACAACGGCGCCAATTGCCAGCAGCATCGCCTTCATTGTTCCCTCCGTGGCCATCCAAACGACCGTTTCAGCGTCTCGCGGTCGCGCTCCGCTTCCTTCCGCATCTGGCGGATATCCCACGCGATCAGTGCCGCAATAAACACCACCATCGCCACTGCGTAGCCGATCACCGGCCACAATTCCATCACAGCCCTACGTGTTTCCATCGTTCCTCTCCTTTGCTGCCTGGTGAAGAATTGCCCGCGCTACCCACGCCTTCAGCAACATGCCAGCTTTCGCCGCCATCAGCTTCGCCGCTTCGTAGACTTCGTCCTCCACCGGGACGTTAATCTGTCTCATGGCTTATAGCTTACAGTGCGCTTACAGTCGAATGCAAGCTATATCGGTGATATTTCGTAAGGTCGCCCGAACTGGCGCACCTGAGTCTGTTCGTCTTCATCGATCAGAAGCTCTGTGACGGCCCAGACTAGCGCGTCCATGCGATCCGGCGAAGCCTCGTTCCCTTGTGGCGTCCAGCCGCACATCTGGTCTTCCAATTCGTCATACGTGCCGACGTGATGCACTCTGCCACGCTCGTAGAGACCAGCAACAGGCTCTGCTCGGATGTATTTTCCGCGAGACGCCCGGACGGCCCGAAAGTTCGCGTTTGGATCTTGAGCATAGATATTCGCCGCAACCAGATCCCCGCCGTTATTGACTTCGGCAACGATGCAATCCGCCCGCCGCGCATAATAGGCCGCCAGAGCGATCCTCGCCCACCCCGCCGCCGATTGCTTGCAGGATAAATCCGCCATGATGAGCACATGCGCGGTATCGGTGAGAGCGGCAACGATGATGCCGGTCTCGTCGGACTCCGCGTTGTGTGATACTGCCGGATCAATCGCCACCACTATCCGCACCAGCCGATCCATCCGCACGTCGTTCCACTGGATGCGCGTGGCGTCGATACCCTGCCGCGTCCAGAGGGCGCCCGGAACGTCGTCGAGTATTTCCGCATTGATCTCTTGCCGGCCGAGGCGGGTTCCGCGGTACGGGTCGATGACACTCCGGACAAACTCACCGCTCAGGTTAAGCCGGTTTTCGTCGCTGGTGCCTCGTGTGATAACCGTGCGCGGATTGGCGATGATGCTCTTGATTACCTTCGTCGGCTTCGGCGTCGTGGTGATGATCCCCTGCAGGTCCGGAGATGGCAGCCGGAAACCAAACATCACCTGATCCCAGGCTTCCTGCTCATACGCACAGGCGCAAAGCTCATCAAACCAGAACTTCGTAAATTGCTTGCCGCGGAGTCGCTCAGGCTCCGACGCCGGAACCGCTATACCAGTGGCCCCGGACTTGAATTGCAACAGCCCGCGTTGAGCGCTCCAGGTCGGCCGCTCCGATGGCGGGAACACTGACAGCACGCCAGAAGGTCCCTCTACCATCGTGTCGCGCACGTCTGACGCTGTCGGGCCAATCAGCAAAATGCGCGCGTCAGGATCGGCCGCCCATTGCCGAACTGATTCCGCCCCGACGCGAGTCTTCCCGAAGCCGCGTCCCGCCAGTAGCAGCCAGTAGAGCCAGTCTTTCCGGTCCATCGCCGCGCCCGGTGTCCCCGGCATCAACTGCGATGGCCGAGCGTGCCAGCTCCAGTCCCACTCTATTGATAGCGCGACCTCAGGCGGGATCGCTGCCAGTATCGCCGCTCTCTCTGAGTCTGGCAGTAATGCCAGCGATTCGAGTTTCGAGCGATTCCTTTGCTGCATTTATCTCCATTTGCACCGGCGCGCCGCCCGGTCCGCTGATCTCAGTGGCCACCCGGTCACCGTATTTATCCGGCCGCATCTTACTCAGCAGCCATTTTCGCGCATCAACTGCCACCCGGCGGCCAGCAGGGTCCAGGCTCACATCGTCAGCGATGGCGATGGTTTCCTCAGCAATGGCGTCGAGTCCGAGTCTACGCGCGTGCGCATACCGTTGAGCGAAGCCGCCATCTACCCCGACGCTGGAATCGCACCATTGGACTACAGCGGAGGCATCCGGCATGTTCTCAGATCGGCAGATTGCGCGGAGTGTTTCCCCTGCTGCCAGTCTGGTCAGTATCTCGTTTTCGATCTCATCCGACCTTCGGACGGGTTGTTTGGCCATACGCCGATAGTATGCCGTACTGCGGTATTTTTCGCAAACTTTAACTTTGCGCTTGCAATAAATCCGCAGTACTGATATTCTGGTTTTGTCAGGCAGGACCGGCGACCACCGGGCCAGCCGGGATAAGGCTATAGGAGGCCGAAAACGATTATGACGATCCAGCGGATGAATGAAGTTTTGGAACTGGTAGCCAAGGCTGCTACCGCTTTTGCTGATGGCGATTATGATGGCGATGGCAGCATCGAAGGTTGCACCTATGCTGAGGTAGATTGCGCAAAGGCGATGCGATTGGCCGCTGAACGGGCCGCTGTTGATTTCGCAAACGCAGGATGCTCACTGTAATGATTTTCATGAACACTCCCGAGAATACGCCGGTACTTGTAAACGGCGTTCGCGGTACCTTGCTGATCATGTGGACCGATGGGACGGCAGATGTACGACTGCATGACGGTGAGACGCTGGTGGATGTTCCGCAGTCTCAGATTTCGCTTCCCGAGATCGAGTGCGACGATTGCGGTATGACGCGCGGAGCGGTCATGTTCCGCGACTACGAAGCCGGTGCCGAATGGCTCGACCGGACATGCTGCGAGGTGGCGTGATGAGTTGGAAACGACATGCGCAGATTTCCACGCGCCGAACGTGGTGGGAAGCGATCAACGGCCCGTATATGATCCAGGCGTCGAACAGCGGCTGGTACGAATGCTGGTGCAATGGTGAGTACTTCGGAGGCTCTGGCCTTCTCGGTGGAGCGATGAACTTGTGCGAGACGCACGCGAAGGAGTCCAGATAATGCGCCAGAAGATGATGATTCGCGTGGTGTATGATCCGCCTCCGGTTCCGACGCGAGACATGGATTGGCGCGCGTATGACGATGACGCCGAAGGCGAACAGTTCTTTGGTGCCACAGCAGCCGAAGCACTTCAGGCTCTGGCGGAGCATCTGGAGTCTGTCGAAGCGCGGAACGAACTCAGGAAGGCGGCCCGCGCGTGATCTTCCCCGTTCACCGCGACGGCATCCGCTGGATCGTCACAATCCCGTATCCTCAGAGAAACATCGCGAAGGATGCGGGATTTCGCTGGTGCCCACAGAATCGGCACTGGTACACCACCCGCGAAGACGTGGCGAAACTGCTTATGGACCCTGCCGCTGCCGAGGCAAAGCGTGACGAATTCGCCCGGATCGGTGCCGAGCGGAAAGCACTGATTGAGGAATCCCGCGCCGCCTCTGTCGATATTGAACTACCGGCCCCGCATGGCCTGGAGTACCTGCCTTTCCAGCGTGCCGGTATCGCTACCGCACTGAAGCGCGGAAACGTCCTTTTTGGCGACGATATGGGATTAGGAAAAACTATCCAGGTGATAGGTATGATCAACGCCCGGGAGGATGTTCGTCGAGTCCTGATCGTCTGCCCCGCGACACTGAAGCAGAACTGGCAGCGTGAACTGAACAAATGGCTGGTACGGAAGTTCCGCATCGGGATTGCCGAGGGTCAGAAGTGGCCCGGTGGATACGCCGATATCACGATCATCAACTTCGACATCCTCGAAAAGCATGCTTATCACGTGCAAGGCGAGGTGTGGGATCTGGTAGCTATTGATGAGGCTCACTACCTGAAGAACCGAGACGCGAAACGAACCCGCGCCGTTTTCGGCGTTGACTCCTACACTGCGAAGCGGAAAGACATACCGGAGTCTCCCGGCGTCCGCGGCCGCCTGCAGATCGGCATGACCGGCACCCCGATACCTAACCGCCCGAGCGAGGGTTTCGGGCTGTTTCACTGGCTGGCCCCGAATCACGAGTGTTTCAAGAGCTTCTACGTCTACGCGAAAAAGTTTACCGGGAGTTTCGCTTACCCGGGCGCGGGATACGACCAGAACGGCGCGACAAACTTGGACGAATTGCAGGCTGCGCTCCGAGGGTCGATCATGATCCGGCGAACAAAAGAGCAGGTCTTGAAGGAATTGCCGGCGAAACGTCGCGTGGTTATTGAACTTGAGGCGGAATCGGCGTCTGACGCGGTCGAAGACGAACGAGAGGCGGCAGAGTCCCACGAGGAAGAACTCGACCGCCTACGCGCCGCTGTGGAGCTTGCAAAGGCGTCTTCAGAGTCGGCGTACAACGACGCAGTAGCGGCGCTGAAAAAAGGCGCATCGGTTGCGTTCACCGAGATGTCCCGACTTCGGCACGAAACAGCGATGGCGACACTGCCGCACGCGGTTGAGCATGTCCTGACCGCGCTGCGTGCTGACGACTCGCACAAGGTCGTCGTGTTCTGCCATCACGGAGACGTCGCCGTTGGAATGCTGTCAGCACTGGCTGAGGCTGGTATCGGCACCGCGTCAATCACACAGAAGACGCCGATCATGGATCGTCAGGCAGAATCAGATCGATTCCAGACGGACCCGGACTGTCGTGTGTTCGTCGGAGGAATCCAGTCTGCCGGTGTCGGTATCACCCTCACGGCCGCGTGGCATGTCGTGTTCGTAGAACTGGATTGGGTGCCCGGAAACATGAGCCAAGCGGAAGACCGGTGCAACCGGATCGGCCAGCGGAACTCCGTGCTCTGTGAGCATCTGGTGATTCAGGGCTCAATCGCGGCAACAATGGCGAAACGGCTGGTGGCGAAGCAGAACGTCATTGATTCAGCACTGGACTGTGAACACCCGGAACGTCTGACGGTCGAACAGCGGGAGATGATGGACGCTCCGATAGTCCCCGGAAGGTCGGAAGCTGCAACGCAGGACACACCGCGGACGAAGTACGCCAAGATCGCGGAGACGCTGACACCGGCCCAGATCGCCGCCGTTCACCAGGCCTTGCGGATGCTGGCGGATTTCGACTGCGACCATGCGAAGGTTTTGAACGGTATCGGGTTTAGCCGGATCGACGGCATGATCGGACATTCGCTGGCCGATTGCGGCCGCCTCACGCCGAAACAGGCTGCGTTGGGTCAGACACTGGTGCGGAAGTACCGGAAGCAGGTTCCAGAGTCGCTACTGACTCAATGCGGGATATGATCCACCGGATCACCGGAACCGCCATGCTGTTGCCTAGAGCCTTGTAGCGCGGCCCATCCGCTGCTTTTTCCATCGCAGTGTAATCGTCAGGAAAACCCTGAAGTCGTTCGCATTCTCGCGGGGTGAATCGGCGCACGCCAAACGTTTGCGCGATCTGCGTCATCACGGCGCCGACACCCATCCCGCTGCGTCCCGCCGGCAACGTCGGAGCCAAGACCGGAATCACATGCCCCGCCGCTACCGCCTGATCGTTCACGCCCGACTGGCCGTGTCCTTTCGGCGTGTGCTGACTTGGCAACGCCCCAACCACCAGCGTCTCCGTCTCGTAGTCAATCCGCCCCATGCCACCAGCATTCAGGCAGTGGGATGTTTCGACGGTGGCGACGTAACACTGCTGTTTCGCGCCCGGTTCAGCCGCCAGTGCTCCAACGATCTGGCCGTCACCGTCGAACATGCGGACCTCATCGCGAGTGTTCTGGACGAACGCCACCCCATGCTGCTTCCCGCGCTGAAGCGTGAACATCGGATCTCCCGGCTGTCCGATACCGTCAGAGCATCGCACGTCGTCGGTACTGACTCCGGTTCGTGCGCCGGGTTCAAGGATGCGGATTGGCGACATCGCCAGCATTCCCACCTGATTGCGAATCGCGCCGTCTTTCGCCCGTGCATCCATCGTGCAGGCTACGTCAACGTCTCGCCCCCCCCCAGGCCCGACCTCGAAACCGATTCCAGTGCGTTCCGCAACATCGGCGGCAGTTTTTTCCCCCGCTTCTCTGCGCGGCGGAGAATGCCGCGCGGCACGCCTTCGCACTCAAAAAGTATTTTGCGGGGATCGGACACGTTTCGAGGACATGCGACAACGAACACACGCTTGCGTCGTTGGGCCAGTCCGAAATATTGAGCATCGAGGACACGCCAAGCGGCAGCGCGTCGGGGTCCAGACACCATGCCTGCGTTTGTCCATCCGCCGACCGGTACGATGGCTTCATCTGCTCCAACCAGCGCAGCGAGGAATGACCCGAAGGCGTTGTCTTTTGTGCTGAGAACTCCGGGGACGTTTTCCCACAAGACAGTATCAGGCTCAATTGCATCTACCACCTCCACGAATCGTAACGTCAGGTTGCCCCGCGCATCTTCGAGACTACGCCGATTTCCGGCCATTGAGAACGCTTGGCACGGTGTCCCGGCCACCAGCAAATTCAAGTGACCGAATGACCGCGCCCGGTCAATGAAATCCGTCGCCGTGATGTCCCCCAGATTGACGCTTTCCGGGTGACGGTGCGCCAGAACGCGAGATGGGAACTTCTCCACCTCCGCAGACCAAAGCCATTGCGTCCCCGGCATTGCAGTTTCAGGCGCTCCTATTCCGCTGCACATCGTTGCGCCGGTCATACCATTTTCCGTTTCCGCCGTGCCGACTGCCGCCGATCAGTTACCCGTCCCTGCGCTTGTCGGCACCGATCCGCCCCGCAAGTGATCTGGAGTTTATTGACCTTCACGAACGGCTTATTGCAGTGCGGACACGTCGCCGCCCCGAAGTCGCGCCGCATTGTCATCCCTGGTGAGTAATAGAGCATCACGCAACATCCCCGTATGCCCGCGTCAAAAACGCGATCTGTTCCGCTTGCTGGTGAATGATTGCAGCCTGTCGCCGGATAACTTCCAGCATCGCTTTCCGGCTCGTCAGACGCGCCGTGGCATCGCCGGTATCCATTCCTTTCAGGTGGTGCATTACGGTCGTGTGGTGGCAGTTGAACGCCTCCCCGATCTGCGGATACGACATGCCGAGCTCGGTACGGCATCGATGCATTGCTTTCCGCTTCGCCGCCATCAGGTCATGACTGGATCCGGAAAACACCATCTTGTGCCGCGTCAGATTGTGTTCAGCCGCCACCTGCTCCTGAATCATCTGCGCTTTTTTCATCCACACAGAGTGCTTTTCCGGCGTCATTGCTTCCCACCTCCAACGCCCTCAAATATCCCCTGATAGAACGTGAACAGGTCCGCCCGGTTGATACCGTGATACTCCCAGAATCCGCGCCCCATGACATGCTGAGAATCGGAGCGCGTCCGGTGATGGCCGGCGCACAGCGGAATCGCTTGTTCGTCTTTCGACTTCTGCCCCAGTCCGCGGTCCCCGACGTGCGCCGCTTCGACGTTCCCCTCGCAGTCTCTGGCGGCCGCCAGAACGCACGGCCACTGTCGGATGAACTCAAGGTATACGGGATTCTGCGCGACCCCGCCAGCGCGGCGGATTGCTTTCAGGCTACGCTTTGCAATCGTGGTGCGCCTCATTGTGCGTCACCCGTCAGGTCGAACAAAGACGGCATGTTAACCTTCGTTTCCGCGGCCTTCAGATATTGCACCGAATCCCAGAAGTAGCCTGGATTGAGTTCCGCGCTTCGCCCCTGACGCCCGAGCAATACCGCCCGATACGGGACTGTGCCGAGGCCGCCGAACGGATCATAAACCAGTTCGCCGTGGTTCGTGTGCTGCGTAATCGTCCGGTCAGCGATATCGAACTGCATCGGGCACAGGTGACCTTCTTTGCCGGCCGCCGCTTGCATCGTGTTCATGCCGAGCATCCGCGTCACGTCGGACCAAACCTCGTCTGACCACGACGGAGGCTGCAGGAGCATGAATGTCACCGGGAGAATGCCGGTTGCTTCCAGGTACTCACCGATGCGGACGTGGTTCTCGTAGTCATAGACGTTCGTTGTGTAGTAGTCGCGGAACAGGCGGAAGATTTCGCCGTGGTCCAGTCCTTTCAGGTGCTCCGGCGTCAGTTGCGTGTTGCCACTGGACCGGGTGAAGCCATGAGCGTCAGTCTGCCAGCGCGCGCGGCTGTAGTGGCCCTTCCGTACCGGCAGAGACGTCGGAAGATTGCGTTCGAATGGAATAACCTTGGGAGCATTGCCGGTCGTATCGCTGAAAACAAATCCGCATGTCGGACACTCGCCCGGTTCGCCTTCCAGTTCCTTGTGTGAACAGACGCAATCAGGCTTGGACTTCAAAACCGGTTCGTCGGCATAGGCGTTGCTGGAATCTGACGGCGGCTTCCGGAACAGCAGCAGATATTCCGGCATCCCGACGCCCATCTTTGTGCCGTCTTTGCACTGTTCGGACCATCCGAGCCTGTACGTCTGGTTGTTCTCGCGAACAACGTCGGTGACGATGGTTTTCATGCCGAGGTAGGCGAAACCATGCTTTGTGTAGTGCATGATTGTGTCGCAGTGGAACGGGTACGCCGTCTGGAATCCGAGCCCGTTGATACCGCCCGGAGTGATCCGGTCTTTGACGTGAATCGCCGCAATCCGGCCCGGTTTCAGCACTCGCAGGAGTTCCGGCGTCAGATAGTCCATCTGCTGGAAGAAGTGCGCTGGCGTGTCGGTATGGCCGAAATCATTGTATGACGGCGAATATTCGTACTGGTTACCGAACGGGATGCTGGTCAATACCAGGTGTACGCTGTTCGTCTCCATCGCCCGCGTCTCCAGCACCGTATCATTCAGCGCCAGCGTCCACCCTTCGCCGGACACCTCCACGCGCTTGACGCCAGTGCTCCGCGCCATCGCGGCCGCCATCGCCTGGTGGCTCAATCCGAACTCCCGAATGATCTGTGTCATGTTGTCGCACAACTCCTTATGCTGTTTCCACTTCCGCTCTAAAGACTTCCGAACCTCCCGCTCCGCAGACGTGTAGATAAGGTCCACACGAACCGGCTTCGTCTGCAGGAACCGCTGAAGTCGGTGAACCGCCTGAATGAAATCGTTGAACTTGAACCCGATGCCGAGGAATATGGCCCAGTTGCAGTGACGCTGGAAGTTGCAGCCGGAGCCGCAAAGCACTGGCTTCGTTGCCAGTTCACGAACCGAGCCTTCCGAAAACCCTGCAATAATCTCTTCCCGCGTCTTCAAGTCCTGCGTTCCGAACACGCTGAGGACGTCCGGTATCGCGGTCTCGATGGCTTCGCGTTCGCGCTCCAGATCGTGCCAGATGATCCGATGCGCGTCCGGGTCCAGCGCCCGGAGTTCCATCATCTTTGCGATGCGTTGCGGCAGACTGTCGCGCTTCTCCCGGCTGCTGTCGACGATACCGAAGGCTGCATTCTTGAACATGCGCGCCTGTCCGTCGCGTTCTTCCCCGGCGTTGCTGTGATCGGTTTCGACTTCATGCCAGTGAATGTCTAGATCCGGCAGGATGTAGCCATCGTCGGAGTATCCGAGGTCTGACGGCCGCTGAACGAAGATAGCCCACGATGACACCCACAGCCAGAACTCGCGCTCTTTGTGCGGATGAATCGTCAGGACGTCTGCTTTCGTGCTGTCGCGTTTGAAGAACCGTGTCTTCGCCTCTCCAACATCCATCACGTCCAGAAATGCGGCATAAGCCAGCAGTTCGATGTATTCGTTGGGTGACGGTGTAGCGGTCGCAACGAACTTGTAGCGCATGCCTTCGAACACCCGCATGAATTCCCGAAAGGTCTTCGTACCGCCGAACGACCGTAGTACGCTGGCTTCGTCCAGACTGGCCCCGGCGAACTTCTTCGGATCAATCTTGCCGTCTCGGATCGTTTCGTAGTTCGTCAGGTAGACCCCGGTATCGCCGCATTCGTCCAAACTTCGAACGAACTTCAGGCCGATGCCGAGCTTGAGCGCGTCCACCGCAAACTCATGACGAACGCCGAGCGGCGCGACGATCAGGAAACGTCCCCCTGTAAAGGCTGCGATACATCGTGCAATCTCAAGCTGGATAAAGGTCTTGCCGAGGCCGAAGCTGGCGAAGATGGCGCGGCGGCCGCCAGATACCGCCCATCGTGTGATGGCATCCTGGTGAGGCTTGAGCATGTCAGAGACCTGAATCTCCTGCATGTCCAGCCCGTCCGGTATCGCGACACACGCCTTTGCCGCGAGGAATGCGTCGTAGTCCTGTTGTGATGCGTCGTTGTTGCGCTCTAAAAAGCGCCGTGCTTTGTGGTCCATTTAGCCGCCTCTCCTATAAGGCGTCGGAGTGCTGGGAGTGAGGGTAGGAGTCCTTCGACTCCCAATATCACTCCGAAGCGCTGGTACCCATGCCTGAGTGTCCCGCGCCGTCTCTGTCAGTATGCACCGATACCGGGTGCTCGGTCAACATCAAAAGTTCTTCCATTAGAGCATCGGTCGCCGCCATGCGCAATCCGAACTGGTACGCAGTCGGCGGGTTCTGAAGCGATCCTGATGCCAGCAGTAACGTCGCAAACCGGACTTGTTCATCCCGGCATCGCTGAAGGTCAGCTTTGACGATCCATTTGCGGTTCATGCAAACACCGATCCGCGAGTCTGCCGTCGGATCTCCGCTGCTGCAAACTCCTGTTGATAGTGGCGCATCACTGACGGCACAATTACCGGCCCCACGTTCGCTGGTGGCGGTCCATCGTGGCGACACTTCCATGCTGCCGAAATTCCGATTTCGTTCTCGATGATGATGAACCCCGATCCGTTGCACCATGAGCAATCCCGCGACGTTGCCGTGATGGTTTCGTCGTCGGGCGTCTGCTGGCATATCTCAACGATTGCCTGGACACTGGGATATGTCCGCTCCTGTTCGCGCAGTGCTTTCACTACCCGCGCCGCATGGCCGATGCTGGCTGCGTTCTTCCGTAGCGCATCCGTTCGGGCCTTTAAGGCTTCCTGGCTATCTGGTAGCCCTGGAAGGCCGCTAAATCCCTGCATGGCCTCGCGTGCTGCTTTCAGATCGATCATCGGTTCACCTTCGCCGCGTCAATGACCGCATCGCGCAAGGTTGAGCCCTCACCGGCGATTGCGGGATTCAGCGTAGTCGGCGTTACCTCCCAGTTCGTCTCGTCGTCTTCGTCCAGATCTGCTATCGCCGCCCATTTGCCGTATGCTTTCGCTTCGGCCCGATGTGATTCCATCCAGTCCAGAATTTCCGTATCGCTCATCGTCCACCCTCCCGCTTCGCCCGCTCGATATCCGCTGCCGTGATCCGGTTCGTTCCCGTAACTCGAAATACCGGAATACTTGGCAATCGTACCGGCTTCGTTCGTTCCATCGCCTTCGCCGCCGCCAGAGCCGCAATGACTGGCCGGATACTGACCGCCGCAGTCAAGTCTTCAGCCGTGTCCCGTGGCCCCGCAATCTGGCGCACGGTCGCCCCCCCCAGTTGCAGAGGCTCCGCTGATTTCTCGCTTGGTATCCCGTCGTTGAACCGTGGAAGTTGCGAGTACGCTTCGACGCCATCCGCCGGTCGGAACTTTGAGCAAAACACCGCCCGCATCTCTCGCGGCCCTTCCCACTCGTTCCATAGTTCCAGACACCGATTCACCAGCCAGACGATATCCGCGTTTGTATTCGCCATTTTGCACGCCATGAGCACTATCTCTGCCCGCGCCGTCTGATCTGACGGGAAGAACTTCAGCACGGATAACCGCGCCATATCTCGTGTCGCCTGTTGCGTGTCGATCATAACCGCCCTTCCCGATACCGCTGCTCAAATTCCATCGTCACCGATTCCACAAACCCGACCTTCGCCGCGCCATGCCCGTTCCCGTTCGTCAGCATGCTGACGAACGGCAGAGGCGCTTCGTCCTCCCACCTTCGCCCGTTGATCCACGTAGCCGGGTGTGGCCGCTTGTCCGGAGGTCTGCTGGTCAGTTCCGGCAGTTGCAGCGTCAGCGCCCGAAGAGCCGCCGCCCGAAGCTCTGGAGTTTTCAGCACGGCCCGCGCCGCTTTCAAAGCCGCGACCTTCGCCTCCCTCCGAGGGTAGACCGGCCAGAACTTTTGGGAGAACCAACCCTCAACCGGATCGGACACAGGCACTGCGGCTGGTTTTGCAGCAGGGGGTGTATTTCTGTTCTCTTCTATTCCCTTCCCTTCCCTTCCCTTCAATGCAGGTTTTTCCGCATGTGGGTGCGGGATTTCGGCAACGCCCTGCATGTTTTTGGCAACCCGCTGATTTTCAAAGACTTCCAGCCACTCCAAAGATATCAACCGTGGAATCACCTCTTCGAATAGCGCAACGGGTAACCGGGAGATTCTGGCGAGTGATTGCGTCGTTCCCGCACCACCCTGCGGGATTTCGCCGCGCTTTGGTTGCTTCGATGCGATCTCCAGAATGGCAAGCCAGGCCCCCAGATGCGCCGCCCCGTTCGGATGGTCCACCAGTTCCAAGTAGCCGAGATTCGACATATCGTTCGGCACCGGCACCCAGTCGAGACGCTTCAATTCTCGGGTCCGGTTGTTCTCGTAACGGTCGGCCCACTTTGCGACTCGGTAAGCGATCATGGCCGATTACCAATCGGCGACTTCGCGCCTTTAACGATGTCGTATCCGACTGCGGATATTAGCTGCCCCAAGTCTCCGATGAACTGTTTTCGGAAATGAACGGGAGCCCACTTCTGGACAAACGCGATCAGTTCTTTTTCGCTGCGTAATGCGTCGGTTGTTGGCGCAGATTGCGCCGATGAATGTTCCATGTTCGTTCCCTCGTTCCCAAAGTTTTGGAGGATGGCCCCGGCCAGCAGGGGAACGACTGCCGACCGGGTTTGCGCCAAAATCCGCGTCGGGGATCAGTCCGACGAACCAACTATACACCATTCGCCAAGAGTGTTTCAAGACTCCACTCCTCAAAAATCAGATCCGGGTACCGCTGCCTGAATAACTTTGCCTTCAGTTTGTAGGCTTCCGTCTTGAATCCCTTGAAGTCCACCACAATCGTCTGCCCGTCGCGGATAAACCGGAAGTCCGGCACGTACTGCATCGCCCGCACCTTGCGCCCTGTGGCGTCAATGTAACCATCCATGAGCGTGTACCGCGGTTGCCGCTCCAGATTTGAGATTGCCCCAGCCTTCTCCCACAGCATGAGCAGCGATCCAGCCCGCGCTTCCCCGGCAGAGTCGAACGTCACCCCGTTGATGGTTTTCTTCACCGCGTTGTACTTGTGCGCCTTCCTTTGGCCCGAGCCGGCAAGTGATGAGATATTGGCCCGGGCGCAAAGCTCTTGGTATTGCTTCTCAGTCATCAGGCTTTCTTTGGACGACCGCGACCTCGCTTCATAGTCGCGGCAGGTTCGTCGCCAACGGGTTCCGGCGTCTCTTCGATACCATCGGATTCTTCCGTCGCCTCGTAGTGCTCCATGACGCCAACAACCTGCTCAATATCCATCTGGTCCGATTCTTCCGGCGTATCGGTTGCCGGCAGTTCCTCCTGAACCGCTGACGGATCGTAGCTGATGCTGACGTTGGATGTCGGCACCGCCCGCATGTAGTTCGTCAGCATCCCGGCGCCGTTCTCGTCGGCAAACGCTACAGTGCAACTCACGTCCGTCTTCTTGATCCCGGCTTTCTTCGAGTCCTTCCCTTTGGCCGCCTTCCGAATGACGGCGAAGTTCTCCATATAGCCGTGACACTCCAACTGAAACGCCCGCCCGAACTGGGTTTCGTCGGTCGGCTTAAACTCGATGGTCCGGACCTCAACACGATTGTGAGGCGCATCCGGCGACCAGGTGCCGGTCATTTCCGGCAGTTCCTGCGCCCATCCGAGAGCCTCAGCGATTCTCGATGAGAACGGGAACTTCAGTGTCAGCGTCTGGTCGGACGCGGTGATGGTGACCTTCTTCAGCGTCACCTGTTTGATGTTCAGTTTTTTTGGCATACCGTTTCACTTCTCCTATTTGATTTCTACGTGTGCGCCCCGTGGCGCAAGTGTTGCCCCTGGAACTCCGTTCTTACCGGAACCGCCGCAAGATGTGCATTTCTCCGTGCATTCCGTATTGGCGCTAAACAGAACGCCAGTCGCGTTGCAAGTTTTGCACGGTTCCGCCAGTGCATTGCCGATGGCTGTCAGGTTCGGACTCCATCGCGGCGTCATCGGCGCGGCGTCCATTTTTATAAGCATCGGCAACACGCGCTCGTAGGCGTCTGCTGAGATCGTCATCGTTACCAACTGAAACTCGTTCGGTATCAGAGCCTCGTCGGTAATCACGACGGGTTGCCGGCCACCGTTACCCTTGAGGCTGATACTTCCGATTTTCCCTTCGAGTTTGCGAGGCTTCCCGGCTCTCCACTCCATCTCTTCCAGGGTGATCTGAATGGCGTTCTTAAGTACGGTCAGTTGCCGGTCGAAGACTTGGGCCCGGTCCTGCATGGCCTTCGCTTCGGCCTTCGCAGCATCCCGGATCATTTCCAGATGCTTCCACCAGCCGCGGACCCCGTCCACCTTCTTCACTTCGGCTTTAATATATTCTGCAATCGCGAGATCTACTTCGGTCAACATCACGGCATAAGCCGTTTGCTGGTCATCCCCGAGCGTTTCTATTGGTGGCGGATTCGTCAGCAGTTCTTCCCGCTGCTCAAACAGGTCTGCTAGTCCCTGTTCTATGTTCCAGAGAGACATGCTGCTCATCGTGATGCCTCGTTCGAGGACTGAACCACGTCGATCAATTGCAACATAGAAGACGGCAGCGGTTCCGGCCGCCGTCCTTCCCGCCGCTTCGTCTGCCGGTGCAGGAGTTCGCAGGTGTCGATCATCTGTTCCTGCGTTTCGGCGTCCCAGTCTGCGAACTGGTCCAGCCATTCGTCTTTCGTTGACTTGCGTGGTCGCGCCATCGTTTCTCCTATTTCTCAAACCGCTTCAGAGCCGCGTGCAGGTCACACACGCAAGCCTTGTAATCTTCGACGGTTGGATTCTTTTTCTTTTCAAACCCGTCTGCGATCCTCTCGTATTCGTGTGTCGCCGTCGTGCCGCACGCTGTCAGCCGTTCGAACAGTGTCGTGAAGATATCCCCCGCAACTGCCGGTTGCCGGTCAATCCGAATCAGCCAGTTCTCCAATTCCGAAGATCCATGTTTCGGCATGCAGACCGGCGCGGCCGTCCGCTGGTGGTCTTCGTATTCCTGACCCGCTGCGGAGTTGGCATCGTACTTCGACCATCCGCCGTTCGGCAGCGGTTTCCCGTCTTCCCGCCGTTTTGGAAACAGGCTTCCACCTTCCTGCGTCTGCCCAAAAGAGAACCGCGCATTGCATCCCATGCAGACCAGTTCGTAGTAATCGAACGACTTGCCCGCATTCTTGCCGGACTTCGCTACCGACGTTCTCAGCCGGTAGTGGATGTCGTCTGATTGGCAGCATCCGCATCGGTTCTCCGCGTCGAAGACTTCCTGAATTGCCGCCAGTTCACCGAATAACTCCTTCGGTGTCGCGCCTTCCACGGCAAACTGCAGCCGCCCGTTACTGCTGGTATATGTTGCCTTCATCGTCCTTCCCTCTCCTGCCTTGCGGCCTGTTTCCGTTTCACATCCCGCACCGAATCCATCACTTGGTCATAGCACCAGTCGTACAGATCGGCGCTGACGGCGTTCACTTCATCCGCCGGACACTGCGCCTTCTGCGAACAAAAGAAGTCCATGCTCTGGTAGTTTCCGAGGTTCAGTTTGAAACTGACCGAGCGGACAACTTCTACCATGCGCGTGTCCGGTTCACGTCCGGTAGCCGTGCGGCCGTCTGGACCTAAAATTTGGACCATACGTCAGCCTCCGCGGCATGCTTCTGCCACTCACGCACGGTCAGATGTTTCGGCGCTGCCATGTCTTCCAGCGCCTGGTACACAGCCTGTTTCGTTTCGTCTGACGGAACCCGGACGCCTGCGCATTTCGCTACGCTGGCCCATTCTTCCGTGCTCATGAGCCGTGCGTTGTGTGCCGGAATCCCAACTGATGAAAGCGCCCCGACCAGCAGCGCTGCTTTCTTCTGCCGGGCGGCAAACTCGGTCAGGTGCGCGATTTGTTCCGGAGTCATGCGTCCGCCTTCGGTCCGTACTGCTCAACCAGTAGCCACGCCAAGGCGGGAGCGATACCGAGCGGTTTCCGCGTTCCCTTGCGATCAAGTCCGCGCCGTTGCACTTCCGCCACGCCACGGTCCCTCGTCTTCTGCGAGCAATAGCAAGACACCCGCTCCCACGTGTAGCCGTGGTGAGGCGTCAGCACGTCCAGTTGTTTCGGTGCCGCCTTACCTTCGCCAAACACTTCTTCGGTCAGGTCTCGGATAATACTGCTGACGCTGCGTGACGCGGTGACCAGCTTGCGGATCGCCGTATGCGTATCGGTCGGAATCTGTATTCTAAGTTCGCAACTTCCAAGCGCGAGCTTCGATGGTGTCTTGCTGCGTTTCTTTGCCATGACCAGAGGATAGCATTAAATCCGCACTGCGTAAAGTGGGCGGATTTATTCCTGAATCAGTGGCGCGATCAGTTCCATGTCCGACGCAGAGAGCGTGGACCCTTCGAGCATCGCCACCGGGATCGGTTCGGCGTCAATCTGGATTGTCTGCGCAAATACCGGATCAGCCTCAAACGCGGCCGCGAACTCCGGCTTCACCATCCGCGCCGCCCCGCCGTTCACTGGCATGCTGTTCTCCTCTGTCATCAGGCCAATACGCGCCGCCGACGCTGCCCCATATTCGGCCTCCAGAAGCCGCAGGATGCGCCGAAGCCTCCATGCCCCCACCGCTGGTATCGGTTGCTGTGCCAGACGCTTTAGCGCCCCGGAATCGACAGCTATGAGTATTTCGCGAACAGTCAGGATCATGGAGTGTATGCCGTGATAATACCGCCTTCGATGGTGATTGAAGAAATGGTGGTTGGACCGCCGCTTGTAACGCCCGTCGTGCCACCGATTTTGAAGTTGCTGGAAGCTTCAACGTTGACCGCCGAAACGTCTCCAACAGTGGAAATAGTACCGGCGCTATTCAGTGACCAGTTGCCGATGTCGCTGGACAATGCGTGAAAGTTTGGCGAGTCTCCCGTTCCCAATCCGAGATTCGTTCTTGCCGTGGCCACATTCGCCACATCCGAAAGATTGTTTGCCGACTGCAGGAAGTACGCTACGTTCTGCACTGCCGCCGTCCCCAAACCCAGCGCCGTGCGCGCGCCCGCTGCCGTCGTTGCGCCAGTGCCGCCCTGAAGTATCGACAGCGTACCCGTGACGCCACCAGACAGCGAGATCAGTGGGATGTCGGCCGATACCAATGTCCTAAAGGTCGGAGCCGCCGCCGCGCCTGTCGTCGGCCCTGCAAATACCTTGTTGGCCGTCTGTGTTGCCCATGTCAGCGCCAGCGTTCCCGATGTCGTAATCGGAGATCCCGCCACCGAGAGCTCCCCGGTCGGAACCGTCATCGCAACACTGGTCACCGTGCCCCCCGCCACTGTTCCAGCCGGCGAAGCTCCCGCCACTACCGGACTCGCAGAACTGCCACCACCGGAACCGCCCAAGCCTGCCCAGAAGTCGAGATATGAACCGACCACACCCACGTTGATAACCGTCACCGTGTAAACGTAGTGGCCAGCATTCGCGCCTGTCGGCATTCCTGCTAGATCAAGATACATATGAACAGGAATCAGTTTGCCCTTGACTTCCTGAATCACGTATTGACCGTTGATTAGTGCGGCAATCCCAACTGGCCGGTCGCTCATATTGATCGTCAGGTACTGGCCTGGCGTCAAACCTGGGAAATACGTTTCAAAGCTGAACGATACCGGGAGAGTGGCGTAAGCCGCCAGTGCCTCCTGAGCCGCCAGCAGCCCGGTCGGAGCGCTCGTGTTGTTCGTGTCGGTAATCTTCTGCTGATACTTCCCGGTTCCATGTTCGAGCGCCGCCCGCGCCTGAACCAGTGCGGTGTCTTCCACAACAATGCAATCGCCAGCCAGTCTTGTGTATTCGACCTGCAATGACCATGGAGCAGTAATCGGTAGCGATGGACCGCCGGGAACACTAGCGAGCTTTACTCCTACACTTCCAGGCGTGTAATACAGGTTCGATGTATTGCTGGTTCCTTCGACGGCAACCTGAAGCGCCTGCGTTCCGATGACCGTTGAACCACCAGACGTCAGAGCGGCTGACCATGAGAAATTTGTTGCAGATTCAGACAACGCCGCGATATATCCGGCCCCCGCGCTTTTGTTACGCACGGTGAACACACCAGCGGCCGGCGCGTCCGCATTCAATAACGGGTTTTCCCACGTCGGCATGGAATACTCGACGCCCCGATGCGATTCGGAAGCATTCAGCGCATAAACCAGATTCTGAGCGCATGCCGTCGCCGTGGCTCCAATAAGAACTTGACCCCACTGGCGATTATCAATAGCGCTCTTGAACGTATAGACCGTGTCCGCAAACGATCCGCCGCCGCTGATACCCTGATCGGTCCAGATCACCGATCCGTCGACCGTCGTGCTTCCTGAATCGTTCCATGTCGGTTGCACCGCTCCGGACATTCCGCCTGTCGTCACCTTCTGGACGTGTCCAGCCGGATCAATAATGATTTGTCCCGTTGTATACGGGGATAGCGCCGCCCAGTTGTATGTAGAGCCTGAAGCAGGATAGCTGATCGTGACCGTATCGCCGTCAATCGGCAGTCCGGAGAACGTGCCGACCGCCGTGTTTTGCGTGTTCTTGGTGACCCACGCAGCCACTACCTGATTCGGCAGTTCGCGGAGGCTGAAGTTTGCCGTTCCGTTTGGTGCAAATAGTTCAGACGAGTTGGCAAACGCGTTTTGTGAAAGTTGGATAATCTGCCGATCTCGGAAGTCTTGCCGGTTTTGTTCCCACTTCATGGTTTCCCAGAGAATGTCTTGAGTGACCAGTGAAAACGGAGCAGTAGTTAACGATGGAACATGAAATTGCAGTTTCTGGGTTGCGGGATCAACGAACCAGACGAACTGCGAGGATGTGGCCAGGTTGCTGATGATGTCGGACAGCGAAGCGTAATCGGAGATTACCAGCGATGGAATCGTTGCCCCGCCTGAGACCGTGCCCAGCGTGATCGGCGATCCGGTCATGAGAGCGTTGAACAGCGTCGTAACGATGTATCCAGCTGTCACGTTAAGGAATGCCTGTGGTGGTACCAAAATCGCGTCCAGGCATTGCTCCAGCGACACCACGGAGCACATATATTTCCGGTATCCCTGAACGCCGTCCCACGTTTCTTCTATGCGATCAAACGTCCCAACGAATACCAAAGTTGTCGCCGTCGGCCCCACGTCATAGAGAAATATTTCCGAGCCAATTGTCGGAGAGTAGGAGTCGCCGGCCGCCACGCGGATCGGAATATTTGCCGTGCCCCGCTGTCGCATCATGAGTTGGAAATCGGAATCGTTGCCGGAGAAGTCCAACCGAGCCGTCTGGTCCGTCAACCCGCCGATAGGTTCGTTGATGACCAGCCATGCGGTACTGGGAACAGGCGGCACCGATACAGACGGCATGGCAACGAATCCGATTACCGTGCCGTTGGCGTCGTTCGTGGTCCAATTGACGGACAGTGCGCCTGAACCAGGAAACTGAGGAACCCCGACAGCTTCAATTGTTCGAGTGTCGTTGTTGGCAATCTCCAGATAATCAGACGAGTAACTGCTGGCGACGCTCGGAGATACGCCGTTTTTATCCTGTACAGCCGTTGATACTGAGGAAGTAGAGCTATTTCTTGCCGCCAGTGACGCACGCAGGCCTCCAGTGCCCGCGCCGCTAGTCTTTGAGGTCGTAGCATACAGCGCAAGTCCAGGATTGAAACTAAGCCCGCTGGTGACGGTTTGTGTAACTGGAGCCGCTGCCGCTGTCTTTGTGAAACTTCCGACGAATGCGGCGGGAACCTGCAGGCATAGACTTGCAGCCTGGAACGCGCCGGAAGGATGCGATGGAAAGTTGAGTGTGAAACCGCCGCCGTCGAAACTTTTGAATGTGCCTCGGAGAGTGTCGGCGCCGATCCCTGACAGACCGAGGACGCAACCTTTCGAAGCACTGGCCCCAGAAGGACTGGAGAACTTTGAAAACGATGCAGACGTGCCGACGTTATCCGAACTGAACAAAGCCTGAAACCATTGCCCGGTTTCCGTTGCCCCTACGTTGTCGGTCGCGTTCGGTCCCATCGCTCCGAATCCGAACGCCGCGCCAGTCGCCCCTGAAGGTAGCGCCGATGTGACGGCCCCGGCATGCAGGTGAAATACCAGATTCGGTTTCCACGAAAGCCCAGTGACTACCGCATCGCCAGATGTCGGCATCGTCCAGTTGAGCGTTTGAGACAGCGGAGCT